CTTGGATTACAGGTTCTGCAGGTGGAGCAGCTACTTCTAGCTTAGATGCAATGGAAGTAAACTTCTTATCAGAAAGAGCTTTATGTACTTTAGGTGCTAATAACTTTTTCTTATTCAAACAATAAGAGTAACAATTTGTAATTTTTACCCTCGTTTTATCACGGGGGTAATTATTACTTTATAAACTTTAAATTAAATCAAATGAACAAATTAAAAAAGACTGTCTTAAAAGACAAAACATACAAACTAACAGGAGATATTGCTCCTTTAAGCCTTATGATTCCAGCTAGAAATAGCAGAAGATCACCGTTAATGTATTTTGACGAAGAACAAGGTATCAATAGACCTTTGCGCTATGCAAGAAACCAGAAAAGTCCTTTTGAGGATGAGCAAGATGGAAATGCTATTCTAGAACCAATTGTGTTTGAAGATGGTTTTCTTTTTGTGCCAAAAACAAATCCTGTACTACAAGAGTTTCTATCATTACATCCTTCTAATAAACATTTATTTATTGAGGTTGATAAAGAGGTAGACGCTAATGTTGATGTTGAGTATTTAGACTATGAATTAGAAGCTCAGGTTTCTGCAAAAGATTTAAGTCTTGAATTAATGGAGACAATAGGTAGAGTGGTTATAGGTTTAAATGTAGACAAATTAAGTTCTTCGGAGCTTAAAAGAGATATTAGGTTATTTGCAAAAAGATACCCTCAAGATTTCTTGGAGTCTCTTAATGATCCATTATTGATTATGCAAAACAAGTGTTCTCAATTTTTGTCTAACAATTTAATTATAATGAAAAACGAAAAAGACGTTTATTATAATTTAAAACAAAATAAAAAGAAATTACTAACCGTTCCTTATGGAGAAGACCCATTATTTATATTGGCATCATTCTTCCAAAGTGATGAAGGTCATCAAGTTTTTACCCTGTTAAGCAATAGGTTGAAAAAGGTAGACGAATAGTAAACTAACTAAATTATAGGGAGGCTTCAATAAAATGAAGCCTCTTTTTTTTTTCGTATCTTTGTTTAAATAACAATTTGAAATGATTAACACGGTAAGAGCAACGGTCTTGTCAATTGCAAATAAAAACAATTACGGATATATAACTCCTAGTGATTTTAACTTATATGCAAAACAAGCTCAACTAGACATATTTGAAGATTATTTTTATCAATATAACAGCTGGATCATAAAGCAAAATGCTCGTGTATCTGGTAGTGAATATGCAGATATTCTAAAAGGCTTGGTAGAGGTAATTGACAGCTTCTCTGAAACAAGAGGACTAACTACACCTGGTATTAATTTATATAATTTACCAGAAAACTACTATTTAATTAATAAAATAAATTACTATCCTAACGCAATATTTTCTTCAACTACTACGGCGGGTGGAGTAAACACGTTAACAGATGCTAATGCAACATTTGTAGCAACTGGTACTGTACTGCCAGGGCAGTTTGTAACTAACACTACTTTAACTAGCGTGTCTTCTGGATTTGGAGCTTATGTAGTTAGTGTAGATTCAGAGACTCAATTAACGTTATCTAACAATCCATTTGGTAGCGCTGCTACTGTTGGTAATTCTTACACAATTGTAAGTACAACTGGTATTAAAGAAATCGAAAGAGTTTCTCAAAATAAAATATTCTATTTAAATTCATCTCCTTTAACATCTCCAAACATAACTTATCCAGCCTATGTTTTAGGTGGGGGTAATAGTGTATCAACTGGTAATACCATTACAGTATATCCAGATACAATAATTGGATCAGGAAAGGTTTTATCACAATACATAAGGTATCCTTTGGATCCTAATTGGACTTATAGTTCTTTAGCGGGCGGAGAGCCAGTATTTGATGAGGGAGCGGCAGATTATCAGGATTTTGAATTACCTGATTCTGATGAGCCTAACTTAGTAAATAAGATATTACAATATGCTGGTGTATCTATTAGAGAGAATGATATTGCTGTTTTTGGTAATATGCAAGAACAAGAAGATAACCAACAACAATCATAAGCTATGTCATATATAACAGATTATCAATATTATGAAAACGAAGGGACAAACCCTACGAATTCAAACTGGGGTTCCTATCAATTTGTATCGCTAGACGATATAGTAACTAACTTTATGCTAATGTATGTTGGCAATGACAAGCTAATTAATAACGTAGAAAAATATAATATTTTATTTCACGCAAAACGAGGTATTCAAGAATTGAATTACGATGCAATGAAAGAGATTAAGATATTAGAACTTAGTGTTTGTGATCAGCTAAGGTATGTATTGCCTCCTGATTACGTTAACTGGGTAAGGGTTTCTATATATCAAAATGGTGTATTAATGCCATTGACTGAAAACATACAAACAAATTGGAGTAGTTCTTATTTACAAGATAATGATTGTAAAATACTATTCGATGAGTTTGGAAACATATTAAAACCAGAAAACTCTACTATAGATATGGATAGAATTTCTGGAAGCAAAAAAAGTCTTTACTTAAACTCAAATAGCAGTCAGGATGGTAATATGGGTTACAATGTAGATGGTGCTTGGTTCTTTGATTATAGCGTGGGTCAACGTTATGGGCTTAATACAGAGACTGCAAATTCTAATCCTACCTTTAAAATAAACAAAGCTTCTGGAGTAATTAACTTTAGTTCTGGAGTTTCAGATAAACTAGTTATTTTAGAGTATGTTTCAGATGGTATGGAAAATGGTGTAGACTCAGAGATTAATTTAAATAAATTGTTTGAAGATTTTATCTACGCCTATATTAAATATGCTATATTAACCAGTAAATACGGCGTTCAAGAATACATAATCAATAGAGCTAAGAAAGAAAAAACAGCTTTATTGAGAAACGCAAAAATAAGATTAAGTAACATACATCCAGGAAGATTGTTAATGAATCTTAGGGGTCAAGATAAATGGTTAAAATAATATGCCACAGTTTACAAGAAATTTTATAAAAGGAAGGATGAATAAAAGCGTTGATGAACGATTAGTTCCTCAGGGTGAATATATTGATGCTTTAAACTGTAGACTTGGATCTACAGAAAATACTGAAATAGGTGCTGTAGAAAATTCTTTAGGTAATACTAGGTTAACAACCTTAACTTACGAAAGTCAGCCTTTAAGTTCTCAGGCAAAGTGTATTGGAGCTTACGAAGATGGTGGAGAAGAAACTATGTACTGGTTTATAAATGATCCAGCAAACACTAACTCAAGCACGGGTAAGGTTGATATGATAGTATCATACAATACTAAGTTGGATTTAATATTTTATCACGTTATATCTACTAGTGTTTTAAATTTTGATGATACCTATTTAGTTACAGGAGTTAATCTTATAGATGGATTATTGTTCTTTACAGATAATCTAAACCCTCCTAGAAAAATAAATATAAACAGAACTTATCAGTACCCAATAAGCGATGTTGATCAGGTGACTGAACAAGACATAGGTGTTATTGTAGCTCCGCCTTTATTTGCGCCTACACTTACGCCAGTCCAACAAGGTGGTGGAGAAAATTATATGACAGATATAATGATTTCTTTTGCTTACAGATACAAGTATGAGGATAATGAGTATTCTGCTATTTCTCCTTTTTCGCCAATATCTTTTTCACCAGGACCATTTCAATTAGACTTTTCTACTTATGACAATATAGGTATGGAAAATGTATACAATAGTGTTATTGTAAAATTTAACACAGGCGGAAGAAACGTAAAGGGAGTGGATTTATTATTCAAGTCAACAAACTTTGCAGCGATAAATGTTATTGAAAGATTTAATAAATTAGATCAAGGCTGGTTAGATAATATTGAACAAACATTTCAGTTTACAAATCAAAAAATATATACTGTTTTACCAGAAGCTCAGCTTTTAAGACTTTTTGATAATGTGCCTAGAATTGCACAATCTCAAACGCTTATGGGTAATAGGCTTATGTATGGTAATTATATTGATGGATATAATATTACAAATGAAGACGGTCAAGATGTTTATTTGGATTATACTTTAGACTTAATATCAGAAGACTTAGATGCTGGGGAAGCACCTTCAGTAAATACTTCTTTTAATTACACTATAAATGGTTCGGTTTCAGTTATTAACGGAACGGCTACTTATGATACAACTGGATTTGATTTAAAAAGTGGTTCTCAGATAGGTATTTCTTTTAACTTAGGTCACTCTCAATTTTCTGGAGCTGCTGAATATGTAGACGGAACGGAGCCTTTAAATGAATATGAATCTACATTTTTATTTAATATTCAAGAAGATTTTTCTAATGCTTATGACTTAGTTAACTCTCCGTCATTTATAGCTGCAATATCTGAGTTTGTTGCGCCTTCTAATTCTACGTGTTTTTCTCAACTATGTTCTACTGGATGTGTTAACGGTACGTCAGTTACAGATTTAATTAACTGTGGTGTTGTTGCTAAATCAAGCTGGTATAAAGTAGGTTTTGGATTATCAGGAACGAATCAAGGTATAGTTATTGGATCTACGCCTGGTAGCAATAGTTTTTCTTTAACTGTTCCAGCAATAAAATATGAGAAGTATGATACAACTGTAACTCCTAACCTTGGCTTGGGAATATTTGCTTATGAATATTTTACAGTAAGACAATCAGAACTTCTTTATAGTTTAGATTCATCAAAAAGTAGCCTACATAGTGACAGAGATTATGAGGTTGGTATTGTTTATGAGGATGATTATGGTAGAGCAAGTACTGCTTTAGTAGATACAAACAATACGGTTTACGTTCCTTGTGAGAATTCAATTACAAAAAATACAATAAAAGTTACACTAAATAGCTACCCTCCTTACTGGGCTACTAAGTATAAATTTGTTTTAAAACCATCTAAAGATGAATATAGAACAGTTTATTCAAACATATTTTTTCAAGAAGAAGAAACTGGTAATGTGTGGTTTAAATTAGAAGGAGATAATAAATCTAAAGTTGTTATAGATGAAAACTTAAAAGTCAAGTCTGATACAAATGGAGCAGTATTAAGATGTGTTGAAACAAAAGTTTTGGATTATGGTAGTCAAGTAGAAAATTGGCTTTGTCAAAGAGCAGGCGATGGTACTCTAATAGATGATACTTGTTCTCAGCCAACAGGAGTTTATATGCAGCTTAGACCGAGTAATTTTTCAGCAGGTATAGCAGAAGACGCGCTAATAAACACTGGTGATGATGGATGTAAAGGGTCTTATTGTGCTGTAAAGTATGATGTTTCAATTCCTAATCCTGGCGGTTCTGGTGCAACTGAATTTATACCATATACTATACCAGCAGGAAGTATTGTTTCAATAAAACTTAGAGAGCAACGATATAAAAGAGGGTCTAAATGCGGAAGTAGACAATATATTTTTGACAAAACTTTTACAGCTAGTCAAGATTACGATAGTATGTATGCTTTTGTTGAAGGAGATAATATAGATTTAACAGCTGGTGTTAGTTCAGGTAGTGACGACACTATAAATACAATAAACCAACCTAGTACATTGTATCCTTATTATACATCTTTAGCTAGTGGAGGTCAGTCTTATGTTACTTTTCAAACAGATGCTTCAAACGGAAAAATGTATCTTGTTTTTCAAAATGGAACTCCTAATTGTGGATCGCCAAACAAGAGAAATTCTTATGGTAATGTAGAGGTTATAGCTCAAAGAGCAACCACATTAATAGTTTTTGAAACTGAAGCAAAAGATGCTAATACAGAGATGTATTTTGAAAATGAGCAAGTTTTTGACATTACTGGAGGGTATCATCAATCAGGAACAGATGTTACTGATCAAGATCAGACAGTAAGTTTGCCTGCTGTGATTAATTTAACTTTCTCTAATTGTTTTACTTTTGGAAATGGAGTAGAATCCAATAGAGTTTTAGATGCTTTAACTACCCCTAGTTTTACTATAGGCGAAAAAGTAACTGCGGTTTCTCAAGAAGAATACAAAGAAGCTCATCGTTTTAGCGATATAACATACAGTGGTAATTTTAATAAAGAGTCTAATGTAAATAAGTTAAATGAGTTTAATTTAGCTCTTGGTAACTACAAGTCTTTAGAAAGTTCTTATGGTCCAATTAGAAAATTACACGCAAGACAGACAGACATACTTACTTTACAGGAAGACAGAATATCTTATGTATTAGTAGAAAAGAATTTACTTTCTGATGCGTCTGCTGGAGGGGCTATAGCCTCAATACCAGAAGTATTAGGTACTCAGTTAGCTAGAATCGAAGAGTTTGGTATAAGTAATAATCCTGAAAGTTTTGCTTCTTATGGTTATGATGTATATTTTACTGACGCTAAAAGAAGTTCGGTTATAAATATTAGAGGTGGTATTAGTGCAAAGTCAGACAAACTACAAGTTATATCTTCATTAGGTATGCGTAGTTGGTTTAGAGATTTATTCACCACTGGATTTGATACTCAGAAATTAGGAGGATATGATCCTTATATGAATGAGTTTGTTTTAAGTAGCAACACAGAATTAGTGCCAGTACCTCCAACAAATAGAGATTGTGGGTATGAGGTTAGGCAATCAAATTCTAGTGAGGCTTCATCTTTTAATATAGATTGCACATCTCTTATAGGTGATGTAGCTTGTGTATATAATTTTGATTCAGGCTCTGCTGTTTTGGTGGTTAACTATAATGGCGTTGATGTTATTAATCAAACAATAAATGGAACAGGAACTGTAACTTGGAATAAAGGACAATCCTTTCCAACAACTGCTCAGGTAACTATTACCCCTACAGCCGCAACATATTCATTATCATTAGGTTGTCCTCAAACAGAAAATTTAACGGTAAAACGTATTGTTATAAATGCTTCTGGAGATGCTAGCCTAACGTCTAGTATTAGATATAGATGGGCTGATGGAACAACTATAAGTCCTTATCAAAGTGACAACATTATCTTAGAAGAGGATGGTGTTTCGTTATTTGCTTCACAAACAGGTCCTGCTTCTTTTGGAACAATACCAGTGAGTGGTGCAACTGTAACGATGCAAAACCTACAATCTGTTGGAGAGACTTTTGCTTTTGATCCTTTAGCCGATAAACTAAAGTATTTGGTTTCTAATACCAATTATAATGAGGCTGATATAAGTACATTAATACCACTATTAAGTACTTCCACACCTATTGTAAGCGTTGGCGGTAACACCTATCAATCAAGCTTTACTTATACTAACGCAGCGAATGATGATTACTTGTATTTGGTTTGGGACTATAGAGTTGCAACTCCAATAGAACTATGTTATGATGCTACTAGCGCCTCTGAATCTTGTTGTAGTTGCGGAACAGACGCTCCAGTTTGTCCAGATAGAACTTTAGTTTTTCAGGTATGTAATAGTAATGCTGCTAAAGATGATAACTTTGATGTATATTTAAATAACAATTATATAGGTGCTTTAGACTTAAACTCAAACACACAAGCAGGATCTGTATTTATAGCTTCTTCTAATACGAGTGCTGCGGTAACAAGTAGTGACTTTGTTTGTCCTTTAAATCTTATGGTTACATATCATTTCGATCCTAACTTTGTAGTAGGAGGAGTAAATACTTTGGAGCTTAGAAATACACAGTCTAACAATAATGGTAATTACGGGTCAATAGGTTTAAGAAATTATTTAACAACAGGAAATGTTTTAAACAGCCCTTGCGTTGTAGATAACTTGGTGTACTCTGGATCAACAGGGTCTAGTTTTACATTAACATTTAATTACACTGAGTGTTGTCCATAAATAAAAAATAATATGAGTTTAGTAAATAAGTATATTGATTCTGGAAGTTTTTTAACTGCTACTGCGGTTTATGACGATATTAATTTAACCACAAAAGCAACAGACGGTTATTATCAGTTTGGTGGTCAATATAGAAGACAGGTTTCAGGAGCGTTATTAACAGCTACAGTATGTGCTGATTGCTTTGCTTTTGATTCTTTAGATTATGTATCAACATCGGCTAGTGACTTATGCTGTGAGACACAAACATCTGTTCAATACTATTATCCTGCTGGGTCAACTTTTTTAACTACAACAAATATATACACTGATGTAAATCTAAGTAATATTGCTGCTGATGGTTTTTATCAAGAACCTGCTGCAAACCAATACAGACAAATAACAGGAAGTGTTTTAGGCACGGTAACAACTTGTCCTTCTTGCGCAGAACCTTGTGGTACCTCAATTACAATCCCTTCAGGCGCTCAAGGCTACTATAATTTAGATTTTGACGCTGGAAGCACTGCTTCTGACGTAGGAGCAATAGTTGTATATTTTAATCCAGCTAGTATTCCTGACGGAATTAGAGTTTTATATGATAACGTTTTTTACAACACATTAACAAATAATACTGATGGAAGAATACAGACAACAAGTGGAGTCACAGGTGCTTTCACTATAGTAGGAAACGCATCAGATACGTGTGTTCCTTCTGCTCCAAACACTAACTCTTATACTTTCTTTGACGGTATTATTGGCGGGGCTTGGAATAACACAGGCACAACACAAAGTATAACAATAAATACTGGCGATTTTGTTGGTGGTGGTGTTAGTCAATATAGCACTTTAGTTATACCTAAAACAACTGCAACACCTAATATTGTTAGTATACAGGTATTAGGACCTTGCTCAAGTACTGCTTGGAATGTTCAGGTATCTTGTCCAGCAAATCTACCGAGTGTTTTAGCTTCAACAGCGCAATCAACGGACGCTTGTCAATCTACTCAAAATACATCTGTATATTTTGCAAAAAATTATAATGACACAAACACAGTGCCTATTGTTGGAAACTTTGTTTTTACAGATCAAAACGGAGCTACCCCTTTAAATAACACAAGTACTGTACAATATTATATAACAGGAACTATTGCTTTTAGTGTTTTAAATGGAGTTGTTGTTTCATCTGCTACTTGTACTAGTGGAAGTTCTCAATTAAGAATTTCTGACTGTCAGACAGGTAACACTTGGACAATGACTAATACATACGGTCACGTCCTCACTAACGTTCTACAATACCAGCAAGGGGTACCAGGGCAGGGTGCAGTATATTGTGGTACGGTAACGCAAGTAAATGTATCAGGGACTAATGATGCAACAGTAAATGGAGCGCAGAGTTATAGCTGTGGTGATGCAACACATTGTTTACAATAATAAATATAAAATAAAAATATATGCCAAATTATACACTAACACATAGTCAAGACGTTCAGGGATGGGCTTCGTTTTACAGTTACTTCCCTGAATATATTATGGGTATGAATCAATACCTGTATACTTTTAAAAATGGAGATTTATATCGACACAACACAAACCCTGTTAGGAATAATTATTACGGGAATCAATATAACTCTACAATTACAAGCGTATTAAATGATCAACCATTACAGAATAAGGTTTTTAAAACCATAGAGTTAGAATCTGATTCTAGCTGGGGTGCAACTTTTTTAACTGACTTACAAGTAGGTAGTATTAATGCGGATTACTTTTCTTTAAAAGAAGGTTCTTATTTTAGTTTTATTAGGTATAACCAAAATCAAGAGAATTTAAATTTAAGATCTACGCAAGGTATAGGGACGTGTGCTAATGTAACTGGAAGTGTTGCCGCACCGCCTTTAGCTATTGAGTTTAATTTCTCAGTTGACTCTATACTCAATATAGGTGCAACCGCATATAAAATTGATGCTGGAATTTTAATTGAGTTAGGTCCTGTAACGGCAATATCTGAAGATAGACGAATTGTTACGATACTAAGCCCTGTTGATGATGCAACTGGGAGTGATAGTATAGTATACTTAAAAGACCCTGTAGCCGAGTCCTATGGTATGTTGGGATATTATTTAGAGTTTACTTTAACAAACACTAGCACTGTGGCAACCGAGTTGTTTGCTGTAAATAGTCAAGTCTTCAAAAGTTATCCATAGATTTTTGTATCTTTGCTTTAATGGGATTTACGATAAAAAAATTAAGCCCTACCGATTACGATGAAATTTTAGTAAATTGGTGGAATGATTGGAGATGGCAAGCTCCTCCTAAAGACTTTTTACCTGAAGATGGTAAAGGTGGATATATTATTTACGATGAAGATATTCCTGTTTGTGCAGGCTTTATTTATGTGACTAATTCCAAAGTAGGTTGGTGTGATTGGATTATCTCTAATTTTAATTACAAGGATAAGTTAAAAAGAAAAGAGGCTTTAAAGAAGCTTATATTAACTTTAACTGAAACCTTAAAAATAAGTAAATGCAAGTATGCTTATGCTTTAATTAAATCTGATTCTTTAATAAATATTTATAAGGAAGAGGGTTACTTAGAAGCTGGTCAATACAATAAAGAAATGATAAAAAAATTATAATATGGCAGCAATAACATCAGCGGTTTTATCTATAGGTTCAATGGCTTACAAAGGTTTTTCTGCTATAGATGCAGCAAAATCACAATCTAGAGAAGCTGGTCGGCTTACCGAGCAAGCAGATGAATTAGAGAGAAATGCTTTGGCAGATATAGAACAAAATCGTTTAGAGGCGGTACAAGCTCCTATGCAAATATTTGATACCACTAATGAACTACAAACGTTAGACGGCTCTACTATCTTAGAAACGGCAGCTGAGGGAGATCAAAGAGGTGTTCAAGCTACTGCTGGTAAAATAAAAGGAACTCAAGATGCGGCTAGAACTGAAGCTAGAGACACTATTGCTAAAGTACAATTAGAGTTGGATACTAATGCAGCTAAAGAAGGAAATAGAAAGGGTGAGTTAGCGTCTGAGTACAAAACAGATCAAGCAATTGAGATGTCTTTAGAGGCTGATGCTATGCAAAAAAATGCAGATAGCTTAGAGGTTGCGGGTGTATCTAATTTAGTAGATGCGGGTGTTGGAGCTTTTAGCGCAGTAAATACAGCTTTTGGAAGTAAAGCTGGGGATGCGGCTAAAGACCTTATGGATGCAGACCCTAGTCTTTCTAAAACAGATGCTTTAAAAATGGCAAACGAACAGGGGTTAGAAGGCAAAACAGGTATAGGTAAATTATTAGCTAAAGCAGGGCAGGGTATTTCAAAATTTGCTGGGGTTGCTGCTGGGGCTTTATCTAATTTTACTGGTATTGGAGATGGTAAAGATTTTAGTGAATCTCAATTAGCTGAAATGGCTAAAGGGCTAGGTATTTCGATAGAAGAACTTATTGCTAAACTAAAAAAATAATATGGCGGATAGATTAGATATTGCGAAATTAAAACTAGAGAAAGGTTTATTAAGCGGTAAAGGCGCACCAAGTACAGCAGTAGCAGATGGCTTACAGGGGTTATTTAGTGGTATTGATGCAGATGTTCAAGCCAAAAGAGAAACTCGTCAAGCGTTTAAAGAAGAGAGTGCATCAGATATAAGAGATCTTAGATCTTTAAGAGCAGAGGCGCAAGCAGCAGGAGCAACAGATGACAAAAGTTCTTCGGGACAAAGCATTAAATTGGGTGATATACCAACTAGCACTACATTAGCTAACTGGACACTTACACAATTAGATGGATTTATACAAGATTCTTACAATCAACAAGAAGTTGTAACTTCTGGTTTAGGAGGTTCATTTGCTGTAAGAGATTATGGTATTTTTAAAAACAATCAAAAACAAACGTGGCAAGCCGTAAAAGGAAGAGCTGATTCAGCTGGAAAAGAACTAGAAGAAACTAAGAAAAGAGCGCAAGGCTATACTAAAGATGATGGTGTTTTTGTTCCTCCAGTAGCAGGAGCAGGTGAAGCGGCTTTTCAAAGATACCAAAGCGTTATAGGTGACTTAAATAATACTAGAATAATATCTGGTGAAGATGGTATGGGTATTGTTGAGGTTTATCAAACAGTGTACGACCCAGCTTCAGGTGTTCAGAAGAGGGTATTAGATAAAGATGGTAATCCAATTATAAATAAAAATATTAGTGGAACAAGTGTAATGTCTTTAATGAATGGAGAAAATTCAAGATGGCAAAGAACAGACGTTATTGGTGCTGTTGATAAATCTTTTAGTAAAGAAGTTATCGCTGCTTATGAGGTTTCTATAAACCATCCAGGATATTTGAAGGGTAGCAGTAGAGAAGACAATATTAGACGTAATCCAAGTTTTACTAGGTATCAAGATACTTTTATTGAAAAAACATTACCTAATAACAGAGCTGTTTCTAGCACTTTAACTGACAATTATAGTTCAGAATTTTATCAATTAGACCCTGATCAAACTGCTAGCGGTGTGGTTGATGGTAAAAAAATTGATATGACAGACACAATTACTGTTCAAGTTCTTACAGGATATGATAGTAATGGAAAACCAATATATGATGATAAAAGCGCTCCTAAATACATAGGTTCAAAAGTAGAAGGAGATGGTATTGTTGTTCAAACTACAGACGCACATAAAGCAGCAGCATCGGGTATTGTAAGAGGAGCTGTTGATGGTAAAATAGGAAAAGGAATTAAATCTGGTGTAGCTGTAGCTCAGTTTGATCCTTATAGAAAATCAGTAACAGATAAGAATGATAAATTAGATTCTGGAGTTGATTTATTTAAACAAGTGCAATTACTTCACGGAGGAACAAATGCAGAGGTTAAGGCGGCTACTGAGACTTTAATGGTTAAAAGTGGGTTTACATTCAGCGATACAACTGTAAGCAAAAAAGATGGTGATCGAGAAGATGAAGAAGGAGTTATAATGAGTCAAACTTATCAGGTAGATAAAGGTGATGGAGTATTTAAGTCGTTTGAATTAAGTTTGATGACTGATAATCCTAAATATAACAAAGACAAACAAGCGAAATTGAAAAAAGGAGATAAAGGCTATGAGCCTCAATTTATTCCTGTTTCAAAACAAGAGTTTGAAGATAAGTATTATGAATTATTTAAAGGTAAAGGAGATCAGCCTTCTGTTTCAAAATCAAGAAATGCATTTGCAGGTAAAAATAAAAACTACAGTCCAATAGGTAAATTAAATACAGATGCAGATAGAAGTATGTCTGTTACAAGCACGGAGGATGTTGACATTACAGCAATAGATGACGTTTCTGTTAATACTAAAATAGGAGATAAATCTGCAATTGCAACAATAACTGGATCTAGTTCTTATGCAAATATTAAAGATAATTGGAAGGAATCAGGTGTTAAAAACGACACTGTGCAGCTACAAGGCTTACAAGGAGAAATACAAGGTACGTTTGATGCTTTAAAAGCAGAACAAGGAGGTAATCAAGGTGCTGGTGTTGAAGTAAAATACGATGCCGAAACTGCTAAATTCTACTTTATTGGTCCTAACGGAGAAGAAACGGACAGGGTTTCTGTAGCTGTAGATAATAATAATTTAGATGGACAAGTTAGAAAGATTTTAGCAGACGGAATAAGTAAGTTTTTAGCTGGAAGAGCATCAGGAACTAGAAAGAAAACTACTAAAGGTGGGGTAGAAGTAGATGAATTTGGAGTGCCAATAGAATAACAACATACAATAATGGAAGACGAATTATTATTTGAAACCCCTAATGGGTCTGTAATTACGGAGAGTGAAGCTAAATCTAAATACGGAAATAGACTTCAAGGATTGTTAGATAGCGGAACTTTTAAGCAAACAGAAAAACCTGCCACCAAGAAAGAAGAAACTAAAAAAGAAGTTGAGGTTACTTTTGATGTTGAGGCGTTTTATATTAGCCCTAATGGTAGCGAAATAAGCGGTCAAGATGTTGTTAAGAAATATGGAGATCGCTCACAATCCTTAGTTGATGGAGGTACATTAAAAAAAAAAGACGCGTCTGTCGATTCCACTGGGGAGACGGAAAATACGGGTGGCATTACACCAATTCTAGAAACAGAAGGTATCTTATCGGATTCTGGAGATCCTACTGAAAATTTTCAAAAAGTAAATAACGTTGTCGTTGATGGTGTTCCTTTTGTTGAATTACCAACTGAGGAGCAACAGAACTATATTGATAGTTTAAAACAAAATGATGAGGACGAACCTCGTTTAAGCGGACAAAACGATATGTTTGGTCAGCCAATGAACGCTGAAGGCTCTTCTGATTTTAAAACAATGTCTTCATACGACTTTAATGATGGAGATGTATTACAGAGTTATGTAAACTTTAATAGTAAAAAACAACTACCTGGACAAAAAGACTTTTTAAAGACGACTATTACGCAAGACGGTAAAGTTTTAGGTGATAGAGCGACTCCAGCGGGAATGATAGCCACTGAAGCTCCAAGAGAAAGAAACTTATTAAATAAATTATTTTATTCTGAGGAAGATCTTGATGAGATTGATGCAAAAGGTACTATATCTAAAGATCTTTTAGATAAGGTTGATGTGGACCTTTCAGACTATCAAGCTTGGGAGAGAGAAAACACAAAGGAAGATGACTTTGTTTACTCAGAGATCAGAGACTTAATAAATAGCGATGAAGATGAACAGCTTTTAATAGACAAGCGAAATTTTCAAAAATTATCAGCCTATACAAATTCACTAGGAGATGATATACAAAATGACATAGATCTTATAGGTGATAGATTGAAATTTGAATCTAACCCAGAATCTAGAGCTATTTTATTAGCAAAACAAAAAGCACTTAAACAGGCTCAAGTTAAAAACATTGGTAGACAGTATAATTTCCTATCTTTATTTCCTGCTCTACAAAAACAAGACGATGTAAAAAAAATTCGTAGGAAAGAGTATATTATGAATCAAAGATCTGGGGATTTTTCTGGAGCTACTTCTAATATGGTATTAACGGCAGTTGACTCTGGATTAAAATTTGCTGGAGGGTTACTTACTGCAATACCTTCTTGGATAGAACAAGGTGGTAATTTAGCGGGTTTAGATATGAGTGGTGCTAGGGGTCTAAATGAAAGTTTGGATGCTATGCTTAATAACGAGATTGGAACCTTTGATGGCGCTATAGATTCATCTCCAGTAGAGAGAGCTTCATTTAATGAAGTGAAAGAGGTTACTATAAATTGGCAAGGAAAACCAATGCAAGTAGGATTAACTCCACAGGGAGATATTGTTGATATGAATACAATGGTATCAATGGGTGGCTTGCTAACAAATGAGCAGGTAAAAGAAGTTAATAATTCTGCTAAAAATATATCAGAATTTGAAATAACAGCAACAGGAGGTTCTGTTCTTCAAGGAGGTACAGGAATGATTGTTAATTTGATTGGATTGATTAAAGGTGGTCAGTGGGCTACTAAATCAATAAACAAAGCATTAAAGTCTACTGGAAGAAAAGTAAAGGGTGGTGTTGGTATGGCTGCGGTTTCTTACGGAAGCTCTGTAGCTACAGAAGTAAATAGTATAAAGAGTCAATTGATGCAGGCTGGTCTTTCTGAAGACGAGGCTATGGATAGAGCTATATTATATGGAAATGGACGAGCGAGTTTAGATGGACTGTTTTCAGGTTTGGCTGGAGGAAATACAAAATTATTAACCGCCAATAAAAATGCTGCTGCTACATTAAGAGATCTTGTTTTAAAACCAAAGACCGTATTTAAAAGCGAGGTATTTAAACAAAAAGTAAAAGACTTAGCTAAAGAAAACTTTAGGGAGGTTGTTATTGAGGAACTTCCTGTTTTGTATAGTGGTGCTTTTTTAAATAGATTAGCTAATGAGTCTATTGGTAAAGAAATTTTAGATCAAGAAGTGTCTAAAGCTTCTGTTATAGAGACTGTGGTTCTTACTTTAGGAGCTACATCTGGTCTAGGAGCAAAAACATTGTTGACTAACAATGGTCGTAAGGATTTATTGAAGGCAGCTACTGAAAGCTCTAATATAGAAAAAGATATTGCAGATGCTGTAAATAACGGTGATATTACTGAAGCAGAGGGTAAGTCTGTTTACACAGAGGTTTACAATATGCAAACTGGTATAAACCAGACACAAGGTACTATGTTAGTTAGTTCTAATATAGAGCCAGCTGCCGCTTTACTAAACCAAAGACAGAAGTTAATGGCTAAGAGAGCGGAATTAGAAGGACCGTTAAAGTTAGAGATAGATAAGAAAATAGAGGGAGTTGATTCTCAAATTGATGCTTTAAAAAAGCAAGATACAGCAGAGGCTAAAGCTATAATGAATCAACAGAAAGAAGGAACTGTTACTACTAATGTTACCAAGGAAGAGGCTTTAGCTTCTTTAAAGGCTGAGAACGAAGTTAGAGAAAAAGCTGGATTGCCTGTTATTTTAGAGTCTGAAGAAAATATTTTAAAAGAACAAGATAACCTATTAAAAGAAAAACAAGATGCCATTCAAGAGTCAAAAACAGAGGAGCAAGTGCTATCAGATGATGGCGGAAGCAAAGAAACAAGGGAAACCGATAACGTGGAACTGCAAGGAGTGGGAAAAGGAGACACACGTCAAACTACCGTCACTGATGAGAAGACGCTAACTCCAGAACAACAAGTAAAGTCTGATGAGTTAAATAAAAAAAGAGACGAAAAGATAGATCAAGAGTCTCGTAGGTTTGTAGTTCCTGGAACTAAAACTCAGGTTCAAATGAATGCTGATGGCACAGCTAATCCTGTTGCTGTAAAAGAAAACACTGATAAACCCGTTAGTAGAGGTAGACAATTAAAAGCTAACAAGATGATATTGGAAGATGTCATTGATGTTAATGAAGGTACTCGACTAGACCTGGATGCATCAACTAATTTAACGGAAACAGAATATTCTCAGGAGGTAGCTGATAATTCAAACAACATAAAAGAAATTGCAGAGACTCTTGCTATAGAAAGAAAAAATAGAAAAAATTTAACTAAAGCTGAAAAAGAAGAGCGAGCTGATCCTTTAGATATTAAAGGTAAGATAGGTAAAATTAGTGAAGCAGATTACGCTAAGTATGGAGACCCTAATAACATTACTCCTCAAATGCGTCGTTTCTGGTTTAAGAAAAAAAACAAATTTGGTCAAAACCCAAAGTCTGATTTAGACACTAGTGTTACTGGGCTTCAGGGTTATACTACTGAAAATGAAAGCAAATACATACAAGATGTTATAGATTTTATAACAGCAAATCCTACTGGAAAACTAAATATTGAATCAGGTATATCAAATGTTGAAACAAGTTTAGAGAATAAGTTTGAACAGTTAACAGGTTTAAAGGCTACACCAATAAATATAGATACTGTAAACAATATTGATCCTAATAGAGAACCTATTAGTGTAACTAAGAAAAAAGGTAAAGACATATCACAGAAAGAAGCTTCTGAACCTGGTGTATTTGGAAAAAAGAAAGGTCCTTCTCCAGATAAAATTTTAGGTAAAAAGAAAACATCATCTGACAAAACAAAAGAAGAGGGTGAGAATGTAAACAGAAAAAAGTTCTGGAAAAGCTGGAACAAAGCATATAGAGAGTCTAAAACTGACCAGACCACTAGAAGAAAACAACTTTCAGATGCTATCCAGGACTTACTGACATCTAAAACTATAACAACAAAAAAAGCGAAAGCTTTAATTAAAAAGATTTCTGGTGTAAACCTTAATAATCCTCGTCTGGTAAGCCAGGTATTGGAGTATGTTACAAAGGTTAGTATGGATGCTGCTAACGCAAAGAAGTTTGATGATGCTAAGAATTTGTCTAATAAAATAAAAAAACTTTTAAAAAGCGAAAGCTTAGATGCAGAGGTTTCTATCGCAGCAAAGCAGTTTAATAAGATTGATCCTAACTTAGTTAGTGATTTAGATTTATACCTAGACAATGCTCAGCGAATTGTAAATGGTTTAACTAAAACCAAAACAGATAAAGAAGGTAATCTTATTTTTGCGGGTACAGTAGACATAAAAGCAATAGACAAATATACTAGTGAAACAATTATTCAAGAGGCAAAAACAATTAGTGATGCTGAGGCTAAAGCTTTTAGTGATTTAACAGGGTTAGATCCTAGTGAATTTAGTATTGCGGAAATGCGTTCTATTTTAGAGGAAACAGGCTCTAAGGAGTTAGACCAAACTAATGAACAAAAAGCCAATGAAAAAGACGATAAAATAACTAAAGCTGTTAAGAAGGCTTTTGCTTTTTATAAAAAATCTATTAATGATATTATAAAAAATAGAATTGACCCTATTAGTGGTGAACCTTTAGTTATAAGCAAGGCTGATCGTAAAGTTATAAAAGAGTTTATGGATGTTGACATTGATTTAATGACTACCGCTAAAGAAAAACTAGAAGCTTTGGACGCTATGGTTAATTTTATTGTAAACCAAGGTACTGGTGGTATGGTTGCTACAACTAAGCGTAACCAAGGAATGAAAAACACTATTGAAGCTAACAAGAAGCTAAAACCAGCTAGAAAATTAAAGCTTTTTGGTTCTGAAAAAGTTGCTAATTTTTGGTATAAAAAACTAGGTGCAACTCCTAGGATAATTGAAAACTTATTTAAAGGAACGTCTACAGCTAGGATTTTTAACAGGTTATCTGGTTTTGACGGGATAAGGAATGGAGTCGCAAAGGCTGAAGCATTAACAAATGATATTGCTCAGTCTTATGTAGATAAGTTTCTAAAACCAACAAGCAGAATAAATGCAGTAAAAGGTACTACAAAAACACAACCTAACGGCACAGATTTCAATACAGCTGAAAATGACATCGAAAGATTTATGTATGGTTTTATGCTAAGAACTGTAGATGGAACTAAAGAGGAGCAACAAAATGAATTTGACAGAAGAAAACGACATATAGAAGAATCTATTGTCGCATATACTCAAGACGGAGATACAAAAAAAGCAGAGCTTGGGCAAAAGATTTATGATAAAATAATCTCAGGATCTAAAAATATTGAAGATATAAAAGCTAAAGTTGATCCAACAAACAAAGAAGCTATTGAATGGATTATTGGTCAGTGGTCAGAAATTAGACCAGAACTGGCAAATGTATCTCTCAATATATATAATAAGGTTTTAGGAAAAGATATTAACTACCTTACAGATTCCTATGTATTATTAAGTGACGAATCTTCTGGATTAGATCAAGAAATTGGAACTCCTCAATTTCAAGGTACTTCACAGAAAATTTACGATAAGAAATCAGGTGTTTTAATGGATGTTACTAAGCCTAAAAGCCTTCCTACTGGAAGAGTTTTAAATTTTGGTTTTGATTCTGTGCAGTTTAGCGGATTAAAAGACGCTTTAACGGATCTTGAAACAGCAGAAAGTATACAGATAATGAAAGGCTTTCTAGGTACTAAAAATAAAATGAACCCCGCCTTTAAAAATCTAATCCCTGATGTAGACAATAGGAACCTTATTTTTAGTAAGTTTCAGAATTATGTAAATGCTAAAAGAGGAGCAAGTGAAAAAATTCAAGACAAGGAGACTATAAAGTTTCTTAATCAGATAGCTGGAATTGGTGTGTCTAGAGTTTTAGGTGGACCAACGCAGTTTTTGAAACAGTTAACTCCCTTGGTAAATACAGCTACAAATTTAATGTTTGATCTTGGATCTGTTGGCAAAGGTATTTCTTTAATAACCAGAAACCCTGATGCTAGAATTTGGTTAAGTAAATCAGGTTATGAAATTGCTAATCGTGGTTTACAGTCTATAACTAACTTAGAAGGAACTAACACAAGACTAGATAAATCTGCTGAAGGAAAAAAAGAAAAATTTGGAAGAGCAATATTAGAGGCTAATAAATTTTATTTAGAAAAGTTTTTGGTTAATCCAGATAAGTTTGCAGCTCAAGCTTCGTGGATGGCATACTATATGAATGACTTAAAAAAACAAGGTATAGATCCTTCTAGTATTGATTGGTCAAATCATAAGGTAAATAAAAAAGCAGGTGCTTTTGCTGAACAACAAGTAGGAAGACAGCAGAATGTTTCTGACACAGACCTGCAGGGTGATTTGTTTAACAGTAAAAACGCTACATCACAGGTTGCTCGTAAAATATTTTTTCCATTCGCTAACTTTTTGATAAATCAAAAGACAAGAATGTATACTGATTTTAACATAGCTCTTAGTAAAACAGCTACAAAAGACGATAAAAGAAATGCGTATCGTTCTTTAGCTGGTCTTGGAGTAGAGACAGCTACATTTAACTTACTTGGATTAGCTATTACTCAAGGATTGGCTGCTATGTCTCAAGCGATAACTGGAGATGACGATGAGGAAGATAAAAATAAAGCACTTCAAAATAGATTAAAAGGTAGAGCTGGTAACGTAGTTAAGGATATTTTATCACCTATACCTCCATTAGATGACTTAACTTTAATGATGGTTAATAAGGTTATAAAAACTGCTAGTGACGGAGATGATCCTTTTCAGTTTTTTGCAAAAGATAAAAAAACATTTATAGAGCAAGCAGGTGTTTTGGGTATACCATTTGGGACTGCTGGTGATTTATTTGAGATGATAGGTATCGGATCTACTGGAACTTACACGGATAATTATGGTAAAGAACGAGAAATTGATCCATCGTTAAAAGGAGCAGCGACTCTTAATGGTTTAGCTTACCTTTTATATAGTCTTGGTATGCTTCCATCTGAAGCAGGATCTATTATTAAGTATAATGTAAAATCATACAAAAAGAGTGGGAATAAAAGTAAAGGTGGATCAGGTATTCCTATAAAAACAAAAACAAAAACAAAAACAAAAACTAATAGAAAAAGAAAAACAAATAGCGGTGGACCATTACTAGGTGGTAAGAAAAAATCAGGAGGGAGATTGTTTTAAAGAATGAATCTCAGCGTGACACCTGGCACAAACCACGATACATTTATCTATTTCTTTTTTAATAGTGTCTATTGAATTGCCTTGAGCAATACCATCACTAACTGAAAAACTTTTGTTATTTTTTTCGTGATGAAATTCTAATGCTCTGCTAGAAAATGTTTTATTGGTTTTTTTAGAGTATCCACATACAGTACACGAAAGTGTTTCTTTGTATTCTTTTAACCAAGTTCTATTTTTTTTCCTTCTATCCTTTTTAACCGCAAGACTGCATTTTTTACAATTATATCTAACGTATTTTCCGTCTTTATGAAATTCAGTTAAAGGTTTGGGTACGTCACATTTTTTACATATTCTAATTTGTTTATCAGAACTCATCCTCTGTTAATTTTTGAGTGTCCCTTAAAATAATAATCAACTCTTTTATATTAGAGTTTAAAGACTTGGGATCTTCATCCATTAATGATTCGTAAATGCCGTCAGTTAATACATTAATATTAGCCATTAGCATATTAATGTAATTGATAGTGTTTTGACTGTTCTTTTTTACTGACATTTTTTTAGGTTCCTATAATCTACAAAAAAAAATAAATTTAAAGATAAAAACTTATTAACTAATCCATTGCTAGAATTAAACCTTTTCCCATTTTTGAATCTATTTTTGAAATAGCTCTATAAATAACTTTTGATTTTCTCTTTGTTTCATTTATCTCTTTTTTTGTGGAATCCTTGCCTAGATTAGTATACATATAACAATCTATTCTAAAAAGTTCATCAATTTTTTTGTAGTTACTCCAGGCTTTAAATTCTATTATCTTTTCTACGTCAGTGAACGTGTATTCCATTTTGTTGTTTTTTAAATGTTAATAACTCTTTTTCTAATATATTAATTTTATCTAATAATAACTGTTTTTCTGACTTAAAATCTAAAACCCTATCACTTACCCTATTGTATAAATTTGAAATATCTGGATCTGAGTTCATTAAAAAATCAAAATCTTTTAACCCGTGAATCACAGTAGCGTGTCCTCTATTTCCAGATAATACACCTATCCTATCCAAACTCAGGAAATGATAATTTCTTAATATGTAATAAAATATTCTTCTCGCATCAACATAACTTCTTTTTCTGCATTTTATAAATATATCAATTAAATCACTTTCTTCCTGGATAATATTTATTATCTCCTCTATAGGTGTTTTTCTTTTTTCTTTTTGGGGCTTAGGAATAACATAATACCCTAATAATACATTGTAGTCTATTTCATTGTATTTCATTTATCCTCTATATATTTCAGTTATCACACCGTGGTTATCTAATTCTTTTATTCTGTATTTTTGTATTGCAGAAACTACTCCCTTTGGTTTTTTAATCTCAGAAAATATTACACCGCAATTCGGTGGTATAGCGACAATATCAGGAATACCATTCTTATTGGTCTTAATTAATTTAATAACGTAGTACCCATCAGCCTCTAACTGTTTAATTCTTTTTGCTTGTATTTGTTGCTCTGTCATTAAAACGGGTCATTATCCCAGTCCTCAGGAAATAGTTTTTTGGCTACTGCCTTACTTACCACTATTACTGCTACAGCTATTGCTAGCCAACCGATTGCTTCTATCATTGTATTTAATTTAAAGTTAATAAATCTCTTTTAAAATGTCTTAATGTGTAGTCTTTCTTTTTACTTACTGCCTTGTAAATATCTGGTTCGATTCCTCCTTTTGTAAAGATCCAGATTACTTTGTTTTCGGGTCTATCCTTGGTTGTCATTCTATCTCTTGACTGCCAATAACTGGTAGCACTAAAGTCTATATTGTAATAAATCAGTATGTCAGCCTTTCGCAAACTTATACCCTCTCTACCAGACACTATTTGCAAAGCTATTGATTTGTTTGTACTTTCAAACGTACTTAAATCAGTACATATTTCATCTCCATAAACTTCCTTTAAAGCATTCAACTCCTCTTTAAATTTATAGAATATTCCTATTTTTTGAGTACAAAAGTTATCGTATATATACTGAGCCTTAAATGTATCTAACACCATTGACTTACCACTTTCAAACTTAACAGTTCCGCTATACATCTGATGTAATTTCTGCATTAATTTAACACCAGTATCTGCTAATATTACATTCTCTTTACCCTCTACTACCAAATCTTTTTTTAACTTGTTACAAAGGTCTGTAATTATTGTGGGTGGATTTACATATAGAACTTCTTCATTTATTTTTGACTTAAACCCCGCTTCTTTTTGGGTGTAGGAAATGCTGTATGGTTTCATTTCGTCCAGGATTGATTGTTTTCCTGTAGAATAGTCATTAACCATAAAACCTCCAATGTGTCTTGTTTTTGGAACTACATAGTCTTTAGCGAACTTATAGAAATTAGTGTACTTGCTAAATGGACTTTGTACTAACCCATATACCTGGTGATACATTTGACTAAATGATTCTGGTGTAGGCGTTCCAGATAAGAATATTACAAACGGATTGTTTTTTATGATAAGCTCCTTTACTTGCTTAGCTCTTTTACTTGGTTTAGGAAACGCACCCATACTGTGAGACTCATCGCAAACAATAGCATCCCATCCTTTTTGATCAACCTTATGTAACGACTCGTAATTAACGACCAACAAAGAAAATCCAGGGTCAAGCAACTCAAAATCATTGTATATACTATCAATTGCTTTTTTCTTAGTAATAAACAAAACAGTCTTTACTTCTATATTGTCTAATATTCCTAAAGATGTTAGTGTCTTACCAGTTCTTACTTCCATAGATAAGTACACAAACTTTTTTTCTTTTATAACGTTAATTCCTTTCCTAATTATCTCTACCTGGTATTCTCTAAATTCCATTATTTTTGATTTAAAATTAATATTGAGGCATAGTGTTTAGGTAGCAGATATACTTCTTTTTTTACTTTTTCGCCTCCCCAAAACGTTGTGCCAGGGCAAGGTATTTTATTTACCTTTAACGAACTCTTATCTATGCTTTGTAGCCAAAAGATATATATTCCCGTTGGATCCTGGACCAAGTAAAATTTTAATATATCTTCAGGCAAACTCATAAGATGATCGTATTTCATCTTTTCTAACATCATAGTACTATAATGCGTGTCTCTAAACTTCATCTCCATTACAGAGTTTGTTTTTTTAGGAGACAACCCATAAGCATCATAATGCTCAAACTCATATTCCGAAGGTGTAAGGTCCCATCCATAAAATGTATTAAGGAATAGAATCATTACATTCTCCTTGTTTTTTATATGCTCTATCATTCGTGATTCTTTCTTACCTCCATTAGTTCAGCACACTTCTCGTATTCCTCTAGATCTTCAAAATAAACAATCAATGTGTCTATAACATTTACAGTTACAACATCAGTTATATCGTGAATAAAATACTCAACATCAGTTACCATTACATCCCTAATGTCAACGTTGTTTATTATCATATCATAAGAGTTATACATTGCCCAGTGTAGTTCTTCGTCATCATAATGGTCTAGTATCTGTTTAATTCTATCTCTATCTTTCATAGTTATCTCTAAGGTATTTATAGACTTCGGGTAATTTACTCATTGCTTTTTTTTGACATCTATAAACTTCTTTCCCTAAATGCTCTTTACTATAAAGAGTTAATCCTTTTTCTTTATCATACCAATGATCACGACCATTGGTTGATATTCCTCCTTTTCTGATCGCGATTTTGCAGTGCAGTGTGTTTATTATTTTTATATAAACTTGCCAATCATTTTCTAGGCACCATTTGAAATCAGAATTCAAACTCATTTTTAGGTTTTACGATGTTATTTTTGTCTGTATTAATAATCATCCATTTACCGTTCATATCCCTATCTTCTGTTGGTGTAATACCTGTTTTATATAAAGCAAAAGATCTCAGCCATTTGTAAAATGCAGTTCTTGAGATTGTCATCTTAGCTTTTGGAGCATAATCTGGATTGTCTTGAATGAATTCTAAATATAATTCATTTTTATATATTTTTTGGTCTAACTTCAAAGAATCGTGTCTTGCAATTCCATTAATTAACCCACACCATTCTATAAACTCGTGACAAGTTTCTGCAGATAATTTCCTTATAGATAAGTTTTTGAACGTAGATTTTAATAATCCATTTTTTAGGTAAAACATTAAATTTTCTACCATATAATTATCAAATATACACCATTCTTCTTGACTCCATTCTGAGAATAAAAGCTTTCCAAATTCTACTAAAGGGGTAAAGTCTTTTGTATAAAACTGCTTAAACTCCAATTCCCATTTTCTTCTTTCAAAAGAACTACCCTTACCTTTTATAGCGTAGTTTGTTGTAATAGCTATTTTAGGTGATTTACTAAATGGTATCTTAATTGCATCTTTATTCTTTTTCTCCAACGTCAATCCTTCAGTTACCACACTAAACAATCGCTCAAAATCAAAATGCTTTTTGACATCATCAAAGCATAATAACTGTGTATCTGTAGATACTGTTTGATATGGAAATGATTTCTCAAAGTTAAATGCCTTACCATCTATCATTACTAACTTTTTCATTTGAGATATTGCATTAATAAACAATCCCTTACCCGTACCTCCCTCTGGATTTTCTGATATAACCTCATCATTTAATATAACTGCGGGACAGTAAGATAAATTCTTGTATGCGTGTAATAAATAACCTATCGTGCTTTCCATAGATCTTATTGTTATTTTATCTCCACCCGCAACATTACTAATGAATGTTTTATAATCACATTCAAACGTATCACATAAATCAAAGTCTCTATCTATTACCTGATCTTTCCAAACATACCCGCCTAAATCTAAATAATCTATAGCAGTCTTACTGTCTTTTTGTACTTTAACGGCACAATTTCTATAATACAAATAAGAAGTGTTCTTGTCATCTTCAATGAAATAAACATCAACAGTCCCTAATAATGATAAAAACTCTTCTCTAAAAAACCGTGTCTTATCAGCAAAGTAATTGTAAACAGACATATCATCTAAAACTTCCAAATACCCTAATACAAAATCCTTTATCTCTTCCTCATTTGTATGGTCTATTAAGTTATTTGTAACTCTAACGAATATAAAATTCTTGCTATTTCCTGGTGCGAATTTGTAGAATCCATTGTCTTCTAGAAACTGTCTAAACAAGTAGTGAATAATATTTATTACTCCTTTCTCGCTTTTACTCCAAAATCTTTTATCACTTTCATCCTCCTCTATTGTGTGAATCACAGAATCTATTACTGCATCTTCAATATTTGACTCAGCTAATTGAAGACGGATCTCTTTTTTTGAGACACCACGCTTTAATTTCATACGTACTTGATTAACCTTGTCTTCGTCTTCGTAATACTTAGATCCAAAATTCTGAGTTTGAAGATAAGCAGAACTTATTGTAGCCCTAATTTCCTGGGCTGAGAAGTCCTTAGTCTCAAAAGAGGACATAATGTACTCTGACAAAGATTTATTGACTCCATAGTCGTTAAAAGCGGCGGCAAGTACATATACATTGTTGTTTCTTTCTCCGTGCTTTAGTCCGTATTTTTTTTCCCACCACTTCATTAAAATATCTACGATCTTGTTTTCATCTGTAACGGGGATTGTTGGTCTTGTAGTGTATTTATCTACTGGCTTATATTCTTGTTCCTCTACTTTATTCCATAGTTGAGAATTTTCATTTAGAAAAAGTAATGGATCATAAGACTCATAACAAACTCTTGATATATTCTTAGAGGTCTTGTCTAAGTAATCTGACTTAAAATACTTTTCTAACGAAACAAAATATGACTTATGGTTTCCTGGTTCTTTAGGTATTTTTATTAATGCCTTTAAACCATTACCACTAGGAGATACAAAAACAGAATACACATACCTGTCTTTAGATAACCTTTCTTTTTCAGAAATCATATCTTTTTTAGTATTGTACCCATCAAAATCTAAACAAATAAAACCACTATGCACCAGGATAGAATCATCTGCTCTTTTTTTAAATGTACCCGAAAAACAAATAGCGGGTAAATTCTTTTTTAACTCTTGTCTAACCTTTTTATCTTTCTCTTTCCGTATTTGCTTTATTAATTCTTTTGAAGTACCCTCCTTTATTCTTACAAGTATAGAATTTAAGTCTCTGTAAAAAGGTGTAGAGGTATCCTTTATGTTTCTAAATATAGTAATATTACTTTCTTCCATTTATGTTGATTTTATTTCTATATATATATATATATAGTTATTTAATATTATATTTTTTTGTTTTGCCATATCTAAGGGAAATAATTAACATTTCCGACATATATTTTAGAAAAAAAAAGGGAGTTTTACCTCCCTTTACCTCAGTTTAGTCATTTTTTAAAATGGCAAGTCTGCTGTTTTTTCCTCTTCTTTTGCTGGAGCATCACCTTGTTTTTTAGGTACAAATGTATCTAATTCAACATAAGGTTTACCCGCTTGACTTGTAAGCACGTTTAAGTTTACCCATCCGTTTTTCTGATGAGTGTTTAGAAATGCTACGGCTTCTTCAACTTTTACGCTGATATTACCGATTACAAATTCAGGTGCGTTATCTCTTCTCTTGAAAAGAAATCCGTCTGCAAAAACTTTGTCTTTTGACATAATAAATAGTATTAATTTGAGTGCTTAGTAGGAGAAGCACCTCTGACTCCTTTGTTATAGATCTTCCTCTGTAATATGTTGTGTAATTTCCATTTTGGCATCTTCAATAAAGAAATTATTGTAAACCTCAATAGCTTTCTGTACTTTCTCTCTGCCTCCAATCAAGAATTGTTCTGTTGGTTTAAAGATCCCAAGTCTTCCAGAAACTTTGCAAACTACGTAAAATATCACAGGTTTACCAAATATCTGCTGATAAATATATGCCTGGCTATCGTAATTATAATCACGTGACGACCATTTAAATTTATCTATATTACTCGTGGTCTTAATATCAATTAAAACATCGGGAGTTATAATATCTGCCTTACCTTTCCATTTCAGACCAAATAATTCTGTGATCCCAGGGACTTCGTATTGGTTTAATGGGTTAAAAATATCTGAATGGAATCTAAAGTTAGACTTCATCTTATTGATCAGATAATCTAAATGCTCTTGCTCTTTTTTAAGTAACAATATTTTACCCTCTGAAACCTCCTTATAGTGTTTTGTAGATCTTGTTGATGATTCTACAATATTAAACAAATGTTTCTTCTCTGGCTCTAAAACAGATACGTGAAAGTATCTACCCGCAACCATTGGAACAGTCTCTTCTTTACCTTTACCATATTTCTCTGGCTCTTTCAGTAAAGTCCATATATCAGAGTTTGACATATATTGTTTACCAAAATCCCCATAATAATCCTCATCAGATTTTAGTCTTTTTAAAATTTCTATTTCTTTTCGTTCTTCTGGTAGTTTCATATAATCTTTATCCATTAAGTATTCTTTATGTTCTTTATAAACCCTTTCTCTCTTTATTGTTGATGGCTTTATATATTTACCCTTAATTAGCATAATAAGAGTTTAACTCTTTTTTGTTAGCCGTAGGAATAGTAAACTTTACTTCAAGGTTTTTGATTAATTGTGCGAATGGTACAGACTTATTATCTTTAATGTAATTTACACAATCTCCCCAATTTCCGTGTGTTTTTTTCAACATTGGCTTAACTGCTTGTTTTACGGGTGGTCTATCCTCCGATACATCTACTAAGTCTTCTCCCGCCCATAAAGATAATCCTAATCCGTGCATAGCAATAGCCTTTACCATTGATCTCTGGATTGATTTATTTACATCAAAAGAAGTTAATGCATCAATTTTAACTGACTTGTTTTGATGATTCATAATAGGTAAGTAATCAATGTGTTCTACTCCTCCAACAGTTACACCTACTTTTACATAGGCAGTGTTCCCGTCTGTGAAGTAATTTAAACCCGTGTGTTCTGACTCATATACTTTTCTATTTGCATCAGAATACTTGTCTTTAATTATTGCCCAAGCATATGCCCAAGATAAATAATCGAATCTTCCCTTTTTTTCTATCTTGTCTTTTACATTGATAGATGCTAATGTTTTGAATGTTGATTTAATTTCGCTCATAATTTTTCTTGTTTAATGATTTGTGTGTATTTATTTAAAATGTTATCTCTTTTAAGTTTGAGATAATCGTAATGTTTTTTATTATTCCTCTGATTTACTTCGCTTTGTATCTTTGTGTTGATCACTTCAATCTGATCTTTGTAGGTTTTTTTTAACATATGATATACCCCATTCCTAAATCCTTTATCTAAAAAATATAAGTAGTCATCATAGTCTATCTCTTGATAGTCTAAAGTTCCTTTTTTTGTGTTGTAAATTTTTATCCCCTCCTTATCACTTATTATCTTTATTCCCCTATAAAATACAGACTCATTTTTTTCAGTAGTCATTTTTACAGATTTTGAAAAATTACAAGCTTGTTCCCATACTATATATAGGTAGTCTAAGCGACCTAACAACATACTTCTGCTTTTTTTAGGCAAGTATCAAAAAATTCACTCAAGTCTTTATCATTGTCTTCCTCTAAAACTTTTGTTATTTTTATAATAGATCTGCGTACAGTTTCATATTTTACATCAAAACCTCTTTCATACATTAATGATACAATTTGGTTTATTGTCATTGGTCTTTCGTGACACAATTTATATAGTAAGTGTCTTGGTCTGGAGACCTCCCTATTCCTAACATCAGAAAACATCTGTTCTTCTGTTATCTCTAACCCACTACATATAAGTTTAACGTATTCATTAAAAATTCCTCTCTTCATTGTTTTATTGTTTTTTAGATTTATAAGCATACTGCGCACCCAACATTACGAAATACTCTTTCCAGGTAAATTCTGTTGGTGTTGGAGGTAATGGAATCTGATTATTTTCCACTTCTCTTTGTTCGATAAATTTTTCGCTTGATTTTCCCATTTGATTTAATTGATTTGTGTTTGTAAATTTAGTTATTTAAAAATTAATATACAACTTATTCCCACTATTATTCCTATTATTCCCATAAAAAATACTACATAAGAATACTTCATTCTTTCTGGGTTTCTCCCTTGGTTGCTTCTGTATTGTCTTAATTTTTTCATATTTATTAAATTTTAGTTATAACTATTAGTGATTATATTATCTGTATAGTTTTTTTAATTATCTTATCACATACTGTGTCTTATGTATGGTTTATTATATTTAAAAAACTTATATTAGCTTTATAATTACATTATTCCACTTACCTCCCTTACGGGTTTTATTTACAAGAAAATCTATTCTCTGTGTCCATCTCTTGTTCATACGATCTTGTATTGTCCAGACTCCAGACAAATCGTCTGCTCCCTCGATCATTACTTTTTCGCCCATCTTAAAACCTAACTGCTCAAGATCTCTGCTCACTGCAATCCATCTGTGTCCAATAGGGTTTGATTCGTTTATTTTCTTTCCACTTGCAGTAGTTAAATAATCTGCATTACATTGTTCTGGTGTTGCGTGGTATATTGTTGCAGTAACAAAAAAACCATCTTGCTCGATTTCAAATAAAAATAACGACATAACTAATAGTATTGTTTTCATATTTCTGCCGTAAAATTAAGTTCAGTATAATCTGGGTTTTCATCAAAAAAATCTTTCATTTTCTTCCCCATTCTATGATCAGCATATTCAGAAATATCGTTGCTACTTACCCCAAACTTTTTCATTTTTTCGTCATTCCAAAGCCAATCATCTTTAAACATTTTATTTACTCTGTCTACTGATCCACTTTTTTCAATTTGTTTTAACTCTTCTACTATTGCTTTATAACTGTCTTCTCTATAAACTACATAATCAATGTATCCAGAAGTTTCCTCTATTGCACCAAATCTTTCTCCCGCATCTACTCCTTGTATTGCGAACATAAATTTTCCATCTATGTCTCCACTATAATATCTTCCCATAATTTCTATTTATTTAATTGTTTTTATTTTCTTGTGCGTATTGCCAAACTCTGGTATTGAGATCATCGTTTACCCAATCCCAAAAAAAGTCTGTTATATCTATTCCGTTTAATTCTACTTCCAGAATTTCTAAATCATTTTCTGGAGCATTTTCGTGATCTCCATCATCCCAATAATATTCATACGAAATATTTAGATCATAGTTTTCTTCCTCTATGGTATAGTTTCCTCGTGTTTTCATAAGTTTGTATTAATTATTTTCTATTAAGTGTAAAACATCGTGTATCTCTGCTCCTTTAATTTTACTATCGTTCCACATAAAGTTTTTTAAACGTGTTTCAAACCCTGGTATGCTTTTAAAAATTTCTCTTACCCAATAATTTGAAGTAAAATAAACTTTTATATCTTCGCCCATTTTAATATCTTTCATATTGGTGGCTACCCAAGATTTTTTCTTTTTGTCATATCCAATTAATTCAATCAACATTTCTTTTTTATGCTCAATACTTAAATTATTGAATGATCTTGGGTATTTTTGTAAAATTACTTCTTGGCAAGTATCCTCAATCTTTTGAATTAACTTTGTGTGTTGTTCAATTCCATATAAGTTTTTATAAAATTCTTGAAACTTACGATAATCTGTGTATTCTCCAAAAACTTTAAATTCAGTTTCAAAATCCATATCTTCAATATTGATAAATGAAATTTTACCAATTTTGTTTTTGGTAATTCCTCCGCAAACTTGCGTTTTGAATTCTAAACCTTTTCCGTTCTCTGTGTCAATCGTAAAACTGAATCTTACATAATCATCGTGCTTTTTAATCTTTACTACTTTCATATCTATTGTATTAAAATGTTATTTTGGTTTTCTATTGTTCCGTGTTCTGACTCTGTTACCCATTTTCTGGCAACCTCTATACTTGGTGTATATCGTTGTTCGTTTGGCATTTCTCCTCCATAGTAAAGGCATACTTTAAAAATTTGTGGCTTCATATTATTTTCTTTTAGGTGTTTGTTCGATTGGATCCCCATATTCATCTAATTCTGTTATATGAGACATAAATAAAGTAATGCTTTCGTCTCCATCATCCCATACTTCTATATTATTGAAGAAAATATCTTCATCTTCGTCTTCTCCGTTTAAGTGGTTTCCTAACAAATGTATATAATGATCTTGATTTTTTACGCGTTGCAATTCTGCAATCAATTCTTTTACTTTCATAGTTTGTTTATTTTATTTGGTTTATAAATTCTACTACTGCTTTGTATGTTCCTTGTAGCTTGGTTTGTCCTTGCTTACATATTGTTATACCACCCCCATTAATGTTGCACTCAAACACTTCAATCATTACATTAAAGAAGTTATCTGAATTATCATCATTGTCTGTTGTGATGCTTTCAATCTTCTCAACCACAGACATCAGCCAATCCCAAGAGGTGTGGTATTTTAGGAGAATGTGATGTGTTAATTCTCTGTCGCCCTCTTTTGTTAGATGCTCAAAGTAACATCTATCAATGGTTTCTAATCCCATAAATTCTGCTATTAGTTTATTGCTTTTCATATTTATTTAATTAAATTTTGAATTGCCGAAACGTCTATCGTTCCGTACTGTATATGAACCTTGTTTAAGTGTTTTTCTGCCTTGGTAAAATCCTGGGCATTACCAGGATTTTTATACATAAAGATCATTCTCCTTAAAAATGTTATTTCATCAATCATAATATTAATTTAATGCAATGTAGTCTTTTTACTATTAATATACAACATTAATCCTATTTAATTACTCCCTCGTACTCATCTATTAAATTTTCCATCTCCTCTTCTGTCATTTGATCATAGTCTTTTGTATATGGGTAGTATGGATCAATGTATGTTCCACCACCATTGCCATCATTCCAAATAAATACATTCAGTTTGTTGGTTTTACATTCATATCCCGTTCCTCTTCGGGTTTCAAAATATCTTATTTCTAATACTTTTAAATTATTTTCCATCTCTTTAGTTATTAGTTTTTACAATACATTTATAATAATCATCTCCATATATAGAAGTAAATTCATTTGAAATTTCCTCGTCGCTTGGAAATTCTATATGATCAATACAAAAATGATCACGATTGTACGGATCAGACTTAAATATTTTTCCGTCTATTTCTATTTGATCAAATGATTCAGCTATATAATCGTTTTGATGCGTAAACGTTCTTTTAAGGTGTATAACAAGGGCGTTAAAACACGCTTTGTCTTGTGGTGTAGTTATTTCTTCCTCATTGTAGTATAAAACATAATCTTGCCAATCAGATTGGCTATAACCTTTCGCATTAATTATTACTTTATTTTTATAATCTTCCCTTTCGCTATGGTATCGTTTTTCTCGTTCTACTATGTTTGTGTAGTTGTGGTTTTTTATTTCACAAAAAACATTTATCTCATTTGCAAGGTAATTTATATCTTCAACTTTTGATTCGTGAGCAAAACTAAATCCGTAATCGTTTGATATTTTTACTATGGTTTTTTTAATGCTTTGAAATTTTATTTTTTTAGTTATCATATTTATGATTTATCGTATTAATGTTTAGTTTTTATTGTTGGTATGCGATCATATCAAAAATTGGGGAGTATGCTTTTTTATCTCCATTGCTTCCTTGTATCATCTCTATTTCTGCCGTTAATATTATTTTGTTTCTATAATCCCAATCTAATAGCTTCCTTTTGTCTTCGCTTGAATATATTATTGCTGAAACTAAATTGTATCTTAAATCTGCTGAATTGTAGTAAGTATGCGTTTCTTCTGTTATCACATTCATTACTTTTGTGGTTTTATTTTTTTCCATCTCCTTAATTATTTAAATAATATCCGCCGTTTCTGTTTGTGGATTTTGTTGTGCATTGCGAAGATCCGCAAGAAAACAAAGACATTAAAATTAATATTGCGAATGATATCGCAAAAACTCTACTAAATACTTTAAATGATTTTTTCATCTTTCTATTATTTTAAAAATTACACTCAAAAACGCCGATTAAATGACTGTGTTCAACATTTTCCTTTTCTCTTAAATATTCGTCAACTTGTTGCAAGGCTTCATCTTCTGAATAGTTAGTGACTAAATGAATACGGGCAAAATTTGTGCATTCCTCCGCAACAATGTAGGGTTTTGCGTTATCTTCTTTTAGTTCTTGGAGATCTTCGCTACAATGAATAAAATGTATCGTATTTTCTTCGTCGTTCCATATTAAAACAATTTCGTTGTGTTCGTTTGTTGTTATCTGCATTTTTTAGTTTTTAGTTGTTAGCGTGTATATTGAGGAATTTTTTGTTTCTTGGACGAATGGCATTTTAAAACCGATCTTAAAAAGTATGTCAACCATACAATTAAAACCACATCCGCCATCTACATAACTACACGTATTTTTAGAAGCATATTTTAAAAATCTTCTTTTATTGCTTTTAGCATTCCTATTGTAGTGACTTAATCCGTAAAATTTAGAAGCGTCTAACTTTTTTAATTCTTCGCTGAAAAAAGTATTTATAAAATCACCTAATACAGTGCCTTTTTTGTCGTAACCATAACCGCCCGCATAAAATCTTGTTTGATCGTCTCGCCTATCATATAGCCGACAAACTCCAGATCTTGACCATTTAAACGCCATTGTTGAAAATTTCCAATTTGTACTTAAAAATTCTTCTCTTGCTTCTTTGTTTAATATTGCTCTCATAGTGTTATAAATTAAATTTTATTATTAGTTTTTTAATGAATGATAAGTTTTTATATTGTTCAAGTGTATAAACGTGAACGTGTCCGTTTTTAATGTGGGTATAAATACCCGTTTTTAATTTTGTCATAATTATTTTATTTATTTAATTGCTCTACTATTAACTTACAATTTTTTAGTGTAGCGGTACTAGCTACATAGTCTAATGAGTTAGCCATACCTATTGAAGAATTATCTATCGATACCTCCATAATCCAAACTTTTTGTAAATCTTCATACGAAACGTAATACACGTCAGCTCCCTTTGTAATCTTGTAATATCCTATTGCTATTTTAGTTACTTTCATAATATTATCTGTTTTCGTATTCTTTAAAATCTAAGCCGATACACTCACATAAAAACTCTTCATTGAACCAGAATGTATCATTTATTTCTGTTTCAGTTGGTAGTTTCGTTTGGTATAAATCAGACATACAATAGTCTAATTCTTCCAACTCTGAATAACTAAATTTGTGTTGTTTTGCTCCGCTCCAAAATTTGAAGTTTGTTAATTTTAAATCTGTTGTGTATTGCATAATTGGTTTATTTATGGGAGGCTTTCGCCTCCCGTTTATTTTTTTATTTTAATAAGTTTAAAAACATTTTTAATCTGTTTACTTCATCCGTTAAAGTATCAACCAATAAATAAACATCGTTTGCTTCTAAGTGTTCAGCATTAAAATCTTTCAACTCGTTTTCTTCGCTTTGACATCCAAAAGAAATTTGGTTTTTAACTTCTTGAGTATCAATTTTAATATTGTTTAATGTCTTTAATACTTCAGTTCTAATGTTTGATTTTAAATTGCTCATAATAAATAAATTAAATTGTGTGCCTTATTGGCTTTGTAAATATACAAATAAATACTATAATAATACTACAAAAATACTCTTTTATTTAGTTTATTTTATAAAATGCTTTGTTTACTGGTGTTGTAGTGATCCCACAGTAAAAAAATATATGTTTTCTTCTTGGTGTGCGTGTGCTGATCTATATTTAAAATATAGTATTATTTAAATTCTTTTTAAATGTGGGGATCTAATAACCCTTTTCTTTTGTGTACGTGACAAAATAAAAAAGGATCAAGGAACAAGCAAGGAGAAACAAGAGCGAAGGCAAAGGATCAACGGCAAGCGTTCCAGCTGGTGGGCGTGTACCTGCTGCGGGTGTGCGGGTGTGTTCCTATGGAAAAGCTAAAAAATTCTGATGCAAATTTTTAGTTTTGAGAGGGGGGGTTCGTTTTTAAAATCGTTTTCCTTATCACAATGTGTGGCGTATATCCTATATTACCCAATGCCTCTTAGTGTGTAATATTTTTTTATTATCTTAGCAATCTAAACGCAACATTATGAAAATCAAAGGAGCAAAGAAAATACCTAACAGACCTGTTATGCAGGAATATTTATCAAGTCGTAATAAACACGAGTTATCTGGTGGATCTAATTATTACGAGACAGGAATTAGTAAGTTAGTTTCTTTAAAAAATGCTAAATACAGAGCTAAAAAAGTTAGTATGATTGCAGATGGTATTGAATTAGCTGAACAGAAAAAAGATTTTTTTAACTCATACAGATAACTTTCTTCCCATAGTTGATTTGTGTAAAAAGGGTTTGACTATTGGTTGAACCTTTTTTTTGTTTGCAATTCTTCTAAATTCCGACAATATCAACATAAATATGTTATTAATATGTTGTCTAAGTTATTGGTTATCAATTTAATGCCGATTATGTAGTTTTTTTCTCTTCTTTTGTAGGGAAGAAAAAATATATATTACTATAAATACTATATATATATATAGAAAAATAAAACCAACATATTAATAATAAAGTTTATCTAAGAATGTTTAGTAAATTTTTTATACTTTTGACTAATAATTAAATCTAATCCAACACATTATGAGTTACAGTCCAAAAGATCTAATCTTTGAAAAAGAGGGTAGGGATAAATTAAAAAAGGGGATCAATGCAATTACAGATGCTGTAAAAAGTACTTTGGGTCCTTTAGGTAAAACAGTTCTTATTGAATCTCCAGAACATACTCACGGTATTACTGTGACAAAGGATGGGGTTACTGTTGCTAAGTCTATATTTTTAGAGGATGCTGTAGAGAACTTGGCTGTAAAGATGATGAAGGAGGCTGCGGATCGTACTGCGACTTCTGCTGGAGATGGAACGACTACTGCTATTGTGCTTACTGAGGCGATTATTCGTCACGGAATGGATGCGATAGAGAGAGGCGAGAATATAAACACTACAGAATTAATCAAAGAGCTTAACGACACTGTTAAGCAGATTGTAAAAAACCTTAGTAAGAGTTCAAAAAAAGTAAGTGACAAGACATTGCGTGATGTTGCTACTGTTTCTGCGAACAATTCGATTGAGTTGGGGCAATTAATTTCTGATGCTTACAAGGAATTGGGTAAGGATGGGATTTTGACTGTTGAGAATTCACAGACTGAAGAGACTTACTACGATATTACTAAGGGTATAAAAATAGAGCGTGGATATACTACTCGTTTGTTTGCTAATAATGAGCGAAACGATGAGTGTGTTTTGGATGATGTTCATATTTTAATTACTGACACGGAGATTCAGAGTCTTTTGGAGATTGAGAACATTTTACGTCCTTTGATTAAGGAGAAGAAGAAGCTTTTGATTATTGGGAATTGCACACAGAATGTAATTAACACATTAGGCGCGAATAAAGTTCAGAACAATTTAGCGATATGTAATATTATACCGCCTTCATTTGGTTATAAGACCAATGAGTTATTAACTGACATTGCTTTGTCTGTTGGTGCTAAGTATTTCAGTGAGTCACAGGGTGATGATTTGAGTTTACTTACGATGGAGAGTTTAGGGTTTGCGAATAAGATTATTGTTGGAAAAGACAGTACTGTTATTGTGACTTCTGACGAGAAGCAAAAAGAGGAGATAGGCGAAAGGATTGATCAATTAAAAGATCAGCACAAGAAAAATTCTTTAAACAAGTTTGAGAAAGATTTTATATTAGAACGGATAGCGAACTTGACTGGATCAGTTGGCGTTATTTATGTAGGGGCGAACTCGGATATTGAGCAGAAAGAAAAATTTGACCGCATCGATGATGCGGTGTGTGCTGTTCGATCAGCGTTAGAGGAAGGTATATTGCCAGGGGGAGGCGTTGCGTTATTGCGTGAGGCTGAGAAACTAGGTGATGGAATATCGAATGATATACTATACCAATCTTTAACAGCGCCGCTAGAGCAGATACTCTCGAATGCTGGAGATGACATTAAAAAAGTACGAGATACAATTTGTTCTTGTGCAAAGGCTCCAGTTAATTACGGGTACAATGTAAAGAGCAAGGAATATGGTGATATGTTTAAGATGGGGATTATAGATCCAGCTAAAGTAACCAAGAACGCATTGATTAATGCGGTTAGTGTTGCTACGACTATACTAAGTACAAACGCAATAGTAACAATGAAACGAGCATAATGAAAGCAATAGGGAAAACCATAGTAATTGAAACGATTAAAGAAAAAGAAACTACTGAGTCTGGGTTATTACTAACCTCAGCTGACACAGATAAGTTTAGATATAAGAAGGGAAAGGTTATTATTCCTGGACACGAGTGTTTGGTAATAAAAGTAGATGATATTATTTTCTATGACAAAGCTGCTGGACACACAATGATGCTAAACGAAAAGATATATACTATTATTCAGGAGCGTGACGTTGTTGTTGTCGAATAGTTTTATTCATTTCTTTTATAATCTTACGATAAACTTTATTGCTGTATTTTGTATCTGATTTGAATATAGGATTTCGGTATGGGCTTTCAGAAATAGTCTCTTGCATATTTAGTTTTCTATAAACAGAGGAGACTATTCTTTTTCCTTTAAAGCCTAATTCGTATAGTTTAGATTCTCTTCCAATTCTTTCGCGCCAGACTATTATCCATTTTTGATTTAGTAATTTATGAAACCTCATTTTGTCCCAGGGCATCACTTCGTCAAATTCGTCAAATTGTTTTCTAGTAAATAAACCTTCGCTGTATAGGAACAGCATCATCTCTAAATCCGCAGATCCTATTCCGTAAGTTGCTTTAGCCCAGTGCTTTATAACTTTCCAGTATTTTAAGTAGTCGTTTGTAGGCATTTTACGATCATAGTTTGCTCGTATTTTTTTGTCAAAACTCATTAGATTTAATTTAATTATATTTGTAAATATAATCAAAACAAATATGGCTCGTAAAAAGAAAATGAAAAACACTTGCTGGAAAGGCTTTGTTGCTTATGGTTTAAAAACCAAAGGAGGAAGAAAAGTCCCTAACTGCGTTCCTAAAAAAAATAAATAGAATATGCCAAGAGATTTAAAAACACCGTTGTCAAAAACTACAGAACCAAGTTTTAGAACTGCTTTTTCAAGTGCAAAAAAATCAGGTAAAAAAACATTTAACTGGAAGAGTAAAAATTACACTACTCAGACTGCTGAAAATTTGGCAAAGAATATGTCACGAAAAAATTTAGTAAAAGCTGAATCCGAAGCTTATAAAAAAACAGTAGCTGCAGGAAACCGTCCAGATGATGATGTAACTCCAAGAAAAAAAACTGGATTACAAAAATCTAGAGAGGAGCAGTATCAATCATACACTAAAGAACATTATAATAGATACGAAAAAAAGAAATAATTATGAAAAAAAAATTGAAACCTTATTTTACAGCAGCTATGAAAAGTGGTGTTAAGCCTGAAAAAAATGGATTACCTTCTGAGCAAGCTATTCAGAATAGTGTTTATGCTAAGTGTGGTAAAAAACAATATTAATGGCTTTTAAAATACATAATATGTATAGTAAAACAGGACTTAAAAAAGT